TACACTAGCCGAAAGACTACTGCTTGGGCTTGGCGTTTGTATCAGTCTCAAATCTGTATCCTGGTCGGCGTGGAGGCTGAGGAAGACTTGAACGTCTCCGCAAGTTGCAGCTATAGCCACCTCTATCAAGTCCGTCCATGCACCAGGAGCGCCGGCAGGGCAAACATCTCCGGCCTCGTCATAGTCCGATGCACTGTTCGTTACGGCATTAGCTTCGAGAGCCTCAGTCGTTACGGTATCGTCAATGATAGCATCGCCTGTGATCAATTGCTGGCCTAAAGCACTTAGGTATGGCGTGCCACTTATATTCGTGCAGACAAGATAATGGCCAGAAGCTGTAGCAACTGAAATATCGTTTGTTGTGCTAAATACGGTTTCGGCGTCTGGATCAAAATAAATATAATTATCTGTCGTACCGTCTTCATCGATATCATAGGACGCGCCTTGGACATAAAATGTTATCGGATCATCGGAATCCCTTTCTGACCATGTAACAGAAGCTCCCGAAGTGCCCCAATCGCAATTGCTAACCCAAGGCGTATCAATATTCAATAGCGGAAATGTGTGTGCGTCAATCGAATTCTCGACCTACTCTGGCGTTATAGGTGGCGTCAAAGCAGAGAAAGGCAGAACGGCTTCTGGAGGATCGGCCAGTTCCCAAACCGTATCGAAATCATAACCGGCATCGATATAGTTTTGTTTCGCCTTCATCCAACCAGTAGTATGCCCGCCACTATTAGTTATTGCAGGAGGATCCAGCACAGGAGAAGGCCACCCTGCTCCTCTCCAAGAGTACCACCATTGGGTATCGTCAAACGGATGTATTACAGTATAAGGATCGGTCGTCTCCGGGATAGCACGAGACTTAGTAGTTTCATAGTCAAAGAAGCAAGCGTCGAAAGTATTGACGCAGGTAGTGTCGTCTTCATTAGAAATATAGTAGCCAAATATACCTCCATCATACGCATTGCCAAATGCTATTTCAGCTTCGTCAGCATCACTCATTATGCATTTTCCAATAGCGTACAAATTCTGTACATTCATTGGATCAGCATTTTCCATGACGTGTATTAGAGATGTAAAAGATCCAAGCTGAGAATCATCGTTGTTGATATGAGTCACCGTACCCCATGCATAACAGTCTTTAATTAAAGCTCCAAAAGTTCCAGGTATTGTAGCTGCGAATCCACCTGCATGATTTCCCCCTGCTCTGCTTGCCCATGCTGTAACATTGCCTCTGGCTGAACATCGCTCTATTTGTTTGAAGCCGTCCATCAAACCGCCGAACCCTCCTACTGATTCACAACCGTATACCTCTCCAGTAGCTGCGCAATCTACAAAATACGCATCTCCACCGTTGTATCCTATGAACCCTCCGATCTCGCCTCCTCCAGCACGGCCTGCTGCATAAGTTCCGCAGATTACATCTCCATGTGCTCTACAATTTTCATAATGAACTTCGGAAGAAGATTCTCCTATGAACCCACCTATTTCATCGGCTTCGTCCCAAGCAGCATAATCCATATTAGTTGCATCTATGCTGGCTGTTGTAGTGCAGTCATAGAAATAACAAGGAACACTTGCTTCTGTTGCAAATCCTGCAAGCCCTCCTACAGAATATGCATCATCTATAGCTGTCACTGTGGTGTTGGTAACATGACAATTTTGTACTGTAGAACCAATAAGCTCTCCTACTATAGGCCCAGACCAATACTGACATATTAAAGTACAACTGTCCAAGGTCACATTGGCAATAGTAGCAGATACTGTTGCATTTCCAACTACTCCAAATAATCCTGCGTTAGATGCGCCTCCGCCTGTTGAACCCTGCGCACAATACAAATTACTTATGGTAAATCCACAACCGTCAAACGTTCCTATAAAAGGTGTTCCTCCACCTACTGGCAACCATCCGAGACCACCGTTCCACGTAGAAGTAATAGACGCATCAATATCCTGAGTTAAATAATAATTCCCAGCCAAGTTAGCATTCATTGCCTGCAACTCAGTGATGTTACTGATAGCGATAGTATGAGCCAAACCAGGGTCAACAGTTCTTGTAGCAAACGTACCGTCGGCTACCTGCAAAGTTGGATAGCCTGTTGGCCAGCCTGTTTCCGGTACAATATCATCGGTGAGAAACAAGTCGGTATCGTAAGTCTCGCAAACTACATCGAAATAGTTATCAGCCGTTGGCGTCATTTCGATAATACGCCTGAGCTTGGTAGCGCCGGTAATGCCTACGGCTATGCTGTCGCCCTTGCTCGGCGTGATACTCCAAGTTCCTGTGATCTTAACGTATCGCGTCGAAACGCTGTCTACTGTGTAAACATCGATACTGACATCGCCGCCGGTAGTATCGTAGGACCTCAAATACAAAAGATCGCCGGCCGATATATCGTCTTCAACATTACGGTCGAGCTTAACCCTATTAACCTGATTGCATCCTATAACCCTATAGCCATGACCCCAATTTGCGACCTTGCATTGGATACGAATAACATCGCCGAGTTTGTACCGGAAGCCTTCTTTAAAGATGGTGAAATAATTACGGTTACGAATCAAACGGTTCCGGCCGAGGATATGATTGCCGCAGCGTATAGCGGTCCCTCTCGTTGTGATACCAATGCCTTCTACGCTAACGATGTTCTGATACGAGCCTGCGTCATCATCAAAGACCGGTGCGAATGTCCGCTCGTAACTCTGGTTGGCCTCTTTATAAAATACCTCTACCGCCCCGGCTAGCTCTGTAGAATGTGTCCAGACGTTCTTCCAGGTCTTAGCCATTATCGAGTTCATCGTTACTAAATCAGTTGGAGCGGAAACAGCAGCATCAAGCCAGCCGGTCAACTCGTGACCGCGCCAATACAGATAAGCCCTTCCGACCTGAGCAATTTCATGCGCCAGATCAAATATATTGGTATGAGTATCAACAATAATATCACAAGCCAGGCGATCTTCGTTATCGCTATAGCCATCGAAATACTGAACTTCGCACCATTGCGCCCATGTATAGAAGAAGTCACGGTCTATATGACAAGGCTCAATCCCTTCGTATCTATCGATCTCGTAATCAATTGTCGTACCGTCCAGTTGTGGAAGTTGTCGCTTACCGTTGATAATAGGTTGCGTCAGAATATCATAGACTACCCATGCGCGGTTACGAGAATATTCAATCGACCAGTCAGTGCCGTCCCAAATATTTATCAGTCTGTCCTCGCGAACGACTTTAACGTCAATAGAGCCACTAATCTTTGACGTTGCCACTGAAGATATTCCAATCAACGCTTTGCCTGGTCTGGTGAATGCTTGGTCAATTACTTCACGCACACTTTTTAAGAACATATTACTAGCGCCTGCGCCAGGCGTATCTGGCCTTGTAAATCTTAAATCATATTGCGTGCCAGATATACAATTGTATCCTAAATCAGAGACTATCCATTTATAAAATCGAGGTGTGAGCGACGCTGCCGAGATAGTATCATCGCGTATCTCAGTCCAACTATCGGCATCATGCACGCTAATTTCGACAGTAAGATGTGCATAACCGTAGTCATAATCGCCTCCGCCATGAATATAAAACAAACCGTTTGGAAAGCATATAGTGAACTCAAGATCATTAAAATTACTATTTGGCGTTGTGAATATTATAGGTTTATCTTCTTCGAGTTCAACATTTTGAGAATATTCGAGTCTTGTCTTTTCGAAAACGCCTGGTAAGCAGCTTTGGTCCATCGTGCCGCGACGCTCTCTTATTGTCACGCTACCAAAATTACTCGAAGGTTGATCGTTTATATAAACAGTATTTGAACCAATACCTTTAGTTGGACCATCGCCGTACTCAATAACCATGTACAATATTTCACGGTTGACGCTTGATACACTAGTCCACTTGCAGATAATATTGCCGTGATGCATGTTCTTGCCGTAGGCTCGTGGCCGTGGAATTCCTTCCTGCTGAGTCGAACGTGGATTCCAAACCCTGCTTTGGTATCCTTCGCCCGCCGAAGTATCCGCTTGGTCCATGTCGGGAGCTAAAAGTCTACCGCCGAGATATGCTAATCCCGCCGGTAAGACTATCGCCGTAAATACCCACCACAATGCTTCGAACATAATTTATCCCTTCGTTACATTCGGATCAAGACCGGCTTCGCCACCCCATTGAGCGGCGTTCCCTTTGTCAATACAATCGTTCAGCGTGCCTGTGCAAGTTGTATCTGTCCCTGCGTATTGGCACTCCACGCCCTTAAACAAGCTCGGTACTGCATACGGACAAATCTTACTCGAATATATCCGCAATGGTATTCGTTTCAGCAACGGGCTCGGAACGACGAGAATAAAAGTAATCCATTCCGTGTTGCTTTCGGTTCCTAAGATATCGTAATTTGATTCAAGTTCGGTTATTTCACTGGCAAGAAAGTCCTGATGCGCTCTTATGAGTTTTATGCGACCGTCAGGAGCGCCTTCTTTTTCATCGATAATATCTTCGATAGTATAATTGCTATCTTGTGCTATCCGAATCAAGGACTGAGGAACCGAACCGTCTCCTGCCAACGACGGCAGGCCGGGATCGAAGTTGTTCTTTGCAAATATGTGACCGGCGTAAGTGATATTTTCGGTATTGCGGGCTAGTCTCATAACCGTATAGCCTGGCAGATTTAGCTCGCACAACCACAACCACGCTCCACCTACATAGGGATCGATTAAGTCTTTGTGCATTAACGCCGGAATCACAGTATCGGGATCTTCGTACTCACCGCTGAAGATAGTATCGATAGTCCCTGCCGTAAGCGTGTCGTTAAAGACAACAACTTCATCAAGTCTACCGACAAATCCGTTTGGATATCCTAATTTGAATGAGCCCGTTCCCATATACAAATCAATTGCTGTTCCTGTTTTGTCCGTACCAAGAATTAGACCTGAGGTATATTCTTCGATTCTGATTCGATACGTAAGATTTGTATTGTCGTAAACTACGGCGACACTGTACCACGTATCGACGCTGAGGGACGATGCATGAGCGTAGCTGGTATATGCAGCGCCATCAGCCGATATGTCTAAGGTCAGTTTATTTGCAGCCGAAACCACTATCCGATAACTATAATTATCCGCGACTCCGCCGCCTTTGTCCATAATGTAGTGTACTTCGTCAACGGCTGATAGCTTCAGCCTGAATAATAATGTAAATGATTTGTACTGATCCGTTCCAGGAAAGCCCTGGTCAAGATTGTCATTGTCAACCTTCAGATATCCGCCGCCGAATTTAGACCATTTACCGCAGCATGAGCCCTGCACGTAATCGCTGGTATCCTCTGAAACATGATATGTATCGTGGCCTTGCTCTAACGTATTTATACCTTTTGAATCTTCCAAGAACGGAACTATGCCACTTTCTAAATTCCAGGCCGCAATGCAATGGTAAGCGCATGAGAAATCGTTATCCAGTACAGCCCCACTCGGGCTCGGGCTTATCGATGCACTCAGTGAAGCGCTGGGACTGGATGATAGAGACGCACTTGGAGATGCCGAAATGCTCGCTGACGGGCTTGTGCTGGCCGATGGAGAAGCAGACGGACTTGCAGACAGGCTGCTTGAAGGAGACGCAGAAACCGAGGCCGAGGGACTCGTACTCGATGAGGGCGATGCAGAGGGTGAAGCCGACAAAGATGTAGATATCGAAGCACTGGGACTACTTGATGGGCTCGCCGATAATGAAGCCGAAGGCGAAGCTGACAAGGATGCTGAGGGGCTACTTGAAAGTGAAGCCGAAATGCTGGCAGATGGCGATAAGCTCGAACTCGGTGAGGCCGATGGGCTTGCCGATGGGCTTGCGCTCGGGCTTGCGCTCGGGCTTGCACTTAGACTTGCCGAGGGGCTGGCAGAAATAGAAGCCGAAGGACTAACGCTCGCTGACGGACTTGCGCTGGGCGATGCACTCGGCGATGCAGACAAACTCGCTGAAATCGATGCCGAAGGACTTGTGCTCGACGACGGGCTGCTGCTTACGCTGGCTGAGATACTTGCCGACGACGAGATGCTCGCACTTGGCGACGCCGAGATGCTCGCGGATGGACTAACCGAAGTCGATGGACTGCTACTCAGCGACGCCGACAAACTTGCCGACGGGCTTATACTCGCACTGGGCGACGCGGAAATAGAGGCCGATGGGCTTGTGCTGCTCGAAGGCGATGCCGACAGACTGGCTGATACGGATGCCGAAGGGCTCGTACTTGCTGATGGTGAAGCCGATATGGAAGCCGAGGGACTAACTGAGGCTGACGGACTGCTGCTCGGCGAAGCTGATACAGAAGCCGAAGGACTTACGCTTGCGGATGGACTTGCACTTGGCGAAGCAGAAACGCTGACTGAAGGCGAGGCTGATATTGACGCTGACGGCGAAATACTTGCTGACGGCGAAGCACTCAGGCTGGCTGAAAGGCTCGCACTCGGGCTTAAACCTACCGATGGTGAAACTGATGGCGACGCTGAGATCGAGGCTGAAGGACTAACAGAAGCACTTGGGCTGGCGCTCGGACTTGCCGAAACAGAGGCTGACGGGCTTGCACTTGGGCTTGCGGATATGCTTGCCGATAGCGATGCACTGGGTGAGGCCGAAATAGATGCACTTGGGCTTACCGATGCCGATGGCGACGCCGATGGAGAGGCCGACGGCGAAACTGACGGGCTGGCAGAAACCGATGCTGAGGGGCTTACAGATGCTGACAGCGAAGCCGAGGGGCTTACGGATAAAGACGCCGACGGCGAAGCCGATAGCGAAGCCGATAGGCTGGCTGATGGGCTGGATGAGATCGACGCCGAAGGCGAAACGCTTGAGGATGGGCTTGCACTCGGACTGGCTGATAGCGATGCACTTGGGCTGGACGAGATCGACGCCGACGGGCTTGTACTGGCAGAGGGCGACGCACTCAGGCTTGCGCTCAAGGATGCCGATAAACTCGCTGACAGCGACGCTGACGGGCTTGTGCTCGACGATGGTGATGCACTTGGTGAAGCTGATAGACTTGCTGATGGGCTGATAGCAACCGAAGGGCTGGCTGATAGCGAAGCAGACAGACTTGCCGAAGGACTAACGGAGGCGCTCGGGCTGCTTGATAGACTCGCACTCTGACTTGCGGATATAGATGCTGACGGGCTAACGCTTGCAGATGAGCTGCTTGACGGCGATGCCGATGGTGAAGCCGACGGGCTTGCACTGATTGATGCCGAGGGCGATACGCTGGACGACGGACTTGCAGAAATAGAAGCCGAAATAGACGCCGATGGCGATACGCTGGAAGATGGCGAAGCCGATAGTGAGGCGCTCGGGCTAACCGAAGCCGAAGGACTGGCTGAGGGCGACGCCGATATCGAAGCACTTGGACTTATCGAAGCACTTGGACTTGAGGACGGACTACTGCTTGGCGACGCGGACGGGCTTGACGAAACCGAGGCCGATGGCGAAACCGAAGCCGACGGACTCGAACTCGGGCTGGCCGATATAGAAGCTGATGGCGAAATACTTGCCGACGGACTTTTGCTGGGCGAACTTGAAGGCGATGCCGATGGACTGGCCGAAATACTGGCTGATGGGCTAACTGACGCCGACGGACTTGAACTTGGTGACGCCGAAACAGACGCTGAGGGACTTACCGATGCTGATGGACTCGCCGAAATTGACGCTGACGGTGATACGGATGCTGAGGGGCTGGCTGAGAGCGAGGCTGATATAGACGCACTCGGGCTAACAGAAGCCGATGGTGAGGCTGAAACAGAAGCCGAAGGACTAACTGACGATGATGGACTGGCACTTGGCGAGGCCGACAGACTGCCAGACGGGCTTACGCTGGATGATGGAGACGCACTCGGGCTTGCGCTGGCCGAGGGTGACACACTTGGGCTTGCGCTCACACTTGAACTCGGACTTATGCTGGCGCTCGGAGATGCGGATGGGCTACCAGACAGAGACGCACTTGGGCTTGCTGAAATGCTCGCAGATGGACTCAAACTGCTTGATAGACTCGCACTTGGGCTGGCAGAAATACTGGCGCTCGGCGAGGCCGAGACAGAAGCCGAAGGGCTAACTGATGCCGATAGAGAAGCCGACAGACTGGCGCTTGGACTGGCCGACAGACTGGCCGAAATCGATGCTGATGGGCTGGTGCTTGCTGAGGGTGAAGCTGACGGAGACGCAGATATAGACGCTGATGGGCTAACAGAAGCCGACGACGATGATGAAGGCGATGCGCTCAGACTTGCAGAAATGCTGGCCGACGGACTTACTGATGCTGAGGGACTGCTACTCGGACTGGCTGACAACGATGCCGATGGGCTGGCTGATATAGAAGCACTCGGAGAAACACTAGCCGAAGACGAAGCTGACGGCGAGGCTGAGATCGAAGCAGACGGCGAAACCGACGCCGATGGACTTGCGCTTGGACTTGCGCTTGACGAACTAGATAGCGATGCCGAGATACTTGCCGACGGTGATACACTTGCGCTTGGCGAAGATGACAAACTCGCGGATGGACTAACTGAAGCCGATGGACTCGCTGACGGCGACGCACTGATACTTGCGCTTGGCGATACGCTGGCCGATGGACTGCTGCTTAGGCTGCTACTTGGGCTCTCGCTCGGGCTGGCGGATATTGACGCTGACGGTGATACGGACGCTGAGGAGCTTGCGCTTGGGCTCGATGATAGACTTGCCGATAATGAAGCTGATGGAGATATGCTGGATGAAGAGCTCGCAGACGGACTGGCCGATATACTTGCACTTGGGCTTACGGAAGATGATGGACTCGCTGATAGAGAAGCAGAAATCGACGCCGACGGGCTAATGCTGGCTGAGGGACTTGCCGATAAACTCGCTGACGGGCTTGCTGAAATTGACGCCGAGGGCGATACGGACGCTGACGGACTGGACGACGGCGAAGCCGAAATACTTGCTGACGGGCTTATTGACGCTGAAGGGCTATTGCTCGGTGATGCCGATAAACTCGCGCTGGGACTTGCCGATACCGAGGCTGAGGGACTTAATGATGCCGAAGGCGATGCGCTTGGGCTTGCGCTTAGACTTGCCGATGGGCTAATCGAAGGCGATGCAGAGATACTCACAGATGGACTCAGGCTTACTGAGGCGCTGGCTATTATTTGCCAAGCTAAATGTGGATAACCATCATTATCGCCTGCGTCAATATCCCAGTAATTATTGTTTCCTGTATCGTCGTGCGGATTGCCGACGAAATCCCAAGGATTTGTTAGGCCAATTGTATCGGTATCGGTAAAGGTGGCATCATCCTTCATTTCGGCGGTGGTTTTGCCTGTGGCTATGCCACTGACTTGACCGGTACCTTCGACAGAAGACCCGGTTGTGGTTTTATCCCAAAAGTTGTCAGAAAATTTATCTCCTAAACCGCACCAACCATAAAATCCATAACTATTAGGTCCTGACACGGCCCCTAATCCATAATTTCTCCTAACTGAATCAGGACTGGTTATCTGTCCAGCTATGCTTCCAGCATAACCTGAAGCTACAGTCACGCTTCCATTAGCATAATTATCTTCGTATTCGCTACCCGAATCTAATAATCCTACAAGTCCTCCAACAAAAGAATCAGCAGTAATGTCTACATCAACATAACACCTACGCACCACTCCATTAAATGAATCTCCTACAAGTCCTCCGCACCAAGTATTCTTACCTTCGATGGTGCCCGTAACTGCACATCGCAATATTTGCGCGTAATATAAAACCCCAACCATTCCGCCTACACCAGCGCTACCCGTAATATCTACATTTTCCAAAATTACATCAAAAACTCGTACTTGTTTCGACGTACCGCCCACTGAACCAAATAATCCTGTCCCCCGTGTCTCGCTTGGCAGGTTAATATACAATCCCGATATTTTATATCCTGCTCCATCAAAATAGCCGCTAAATTTGGTGTCGTAATCGCCGACAGGTCTAAACCCTACTGTTCCCGGCCATTCGTCACTATCCCAATTACCGGAGTTTGGATCGGCAGGCGTGGCGTCTATGTCATTACCTAAAACATAAGTTTCAGTTAAATCATCCTCCATATTTTGTAAATCATAAATATCGTTAATAACAATTGGCGTGCTGGGCGATGGGCTTGCTGAGAAACTTTGTGATAAACTGACCGATGGCGACGCAGAAATTGATGCAGATGGACTTACAGAAGCGCTCGAACTCGCGCTTAAGCTGGCCGAGGGGCTAATGCTACTGCTTGGGCTTACAGAAGCCGAAGGCGAGGCAGATGGACTTGCCGAGATACTTGCCGACGGACTTAATCCAACTGAGGGCGAAGC